GTAGATACGGCTAATAACAACCGAAACTTTCATCAAGGTCGTTATAAGCTGATCGTATGGGATCGTCTTACGGATACTAACAACTGGTTTATGCTGGATTCCAAACTGGCGAAGATGTTTTTGCTTTGGTGGGATCGAGTAAAACCGGAATTTGCTTATGACCGTGATTTCGACACACTGATGGCCAAATGGTCTGTTTACATGCGTTACACCGCAGGTTGGGCAGACTGGCGTCCGATTTATGGGCATTTGGTAAGTTAGTGATATTATTCACAATTTAAGCACTCAGGGGGATAGGTGATGAGCCTACCCCCTGATACAAATGGGTAAGTGGGTGTGCGAATCATCCAGGCAGCCTGATGAGAGAAGCAGGGTGTCCCAAGAGAGGTTTATATATTATGCCTTTTACACATTATCCACAAGGAGTTACTAGTTTTGGCATTCCTATATATGGTGGTGGAATTGGTCCGGTGATAGGTGTCGGAACTGGGGACGTTAAATATGTAGTAACAGCGAAAACAAGCTCAAATCTATACTATGAGAAATTGCGCACTAACGGCATAGCAGACGGTTCAATTTTTATTTCACCAAGCACAGCTTTTGCCGATTGTACTGCTGCTCAAAATGATGTTGTGGTTGTATTTCCAGGTGCATACGCTTTAACAGCGGAATTGGCTTGGAATAAAGCAAATACGCACATGGTCGGTGTCGGTGGTCCAAATTCATTGGGCGATTATTCTGAACCCAATGTGTGTATTTATACCGCAACGGCAGCGATTGGCTCAACTATAAATATTACAGGCCAGAACTGTAGTTTTTATAATCTAAATGTTGAAAACTCAGGTGCTCATGCAACCAATATCTGTGCTGTTAAAGTCAACAAGTACGGCTGTTATTTCAATCATTGCCGCATTGCCGGAAATATGGTGTCAGCGCAAAATGCTTCAGCGAATACTTGTTCATTATGGATTGCTGAAGCTGGTATGTATCCCATGTTTGATGACTGTCAGATTGGACAGGACGTTTGGGGCAACCGCACAACCGCCAATGGTGGGGTTATTAAATATGAAACCTCTTCAGGCGCGAGTTCTGGTCGGCCTAATGGTTCTGATTTTAATCGCTGTCGAATTGTAAGCATTGGTGATGATGCCAACTGCGTAATGGTTCGAGTAACCGCTGCAACAGCGGTTGGCCGAGGACACCGTTTTCAGGACTGTTACTTTCAGCATTGGGATGGTAGTGGAGCTGGTTCTACTACGCTGGCTTCTGCTTTTTATACACCATCAACCGCAGTTCACAAGCATATTTTTCATCTTCTTGGTTGCGGATCAATCGGCATCGATGAATGGCAAACAGACGATGATTCTGTTGTTATGGCCAGTATGCCTATTACCGGAGTCGGCGGCGGTTTAGGGCGTAATCCGACTGGAACGGCAGGTCAATAATGCCTATACCGATTGGACAAACATGCACAACTTGCGGCGGCGATGGTTATATAGGTGAAACCCTTTGCACCGATTGTTTTTGTGGTGGAAGTATCCCACCTGTTGCCCTTAATTTAATTTATAAGTTTATGTATGACGGTATTGTTTCTGAGATCGATAAGGTTGACCAGAAAATAGATATATCAAATGTTTTTCATTCATATGAAATTCTGGAAGCCTTAGACGTTGATGAATACAATGCTTTAACCGATACGCAGAAGGATGGTGTTAAAGTTCTTCTATCCTGCGGATTGGTTGACTTAAACGATGGGAAAGCAGGTAGGGTTCGTCTGTGGAACTGGTTTGGTGCTGAGTCAACTACAGTAGCAAATCTAACCGCATTATTGTCATAATCAAACGGGGTGGATTATTCCACCCCATAACCAATAGGGGGTTAAATTGCCACGTAAGAAAAAAACTAAACAGGAAAAGGTATTTCTATCCAACGCGCAGATTGAAGACTTCAAGAAAGACTGTGAAGCCATTGAAGCTCTTTTAAAAAGAGCGCAAGACCCGAAAGACCATGTTGGCCGTAAGATTCAAGACCCTGCCGAATTACAGAAGGAACTGTCAAAAAAGAAAAAACTTCTGGCAGACCACACGCCTAAAAAGCTGAGAGGCCAGAACGCCAACAGGTTGTTAAAGGAAGCAAGGGATCTTGGTGAATTCATAAAAACGCAGATGCCGAAAGTTTCCGAATACTACCAGAGATACCCGAAAGCGGAAGACGGCCACACCAAGGAAAGCGATTTCGAGAAAGTGGTTGCACAGCAGGTTAAGTTTCAGACTGACCCAAAGATAGTTCATGCGGTCAACAGATATAAAAGCATTATGCGCAGGATAGACCCTGATGATCCGACCATCAGCAATATCGAAAGATTGAGAGATAGATGAGCACAACTACTATTCAGCAGAATGTTGTCTATGGCCTGGGGGAAGGAACGCTTGTATCCGATACGACCATGCTGGCTTATGCTTTAAGGTACGCCAACAAAGCCTACCGGGATATATTCAACAGATACAGATTCAAGCATTTAAGAAAACGTGTCGTCTTCAGAACTTCAGATGGCCAAAGCACCTATCAGGCACCTGAAGATTTCGTTGGATTTTTAATTCTAAAAGACGAATCGGGCGACAGCATCATTGACCAGCGAACACCGGAGCAGTTTGAGCGTGAAATCGGTAGAAACACAGTAGAAGACGAAAGTTTTACTTCCGACCACGATGTAGCGGTATCACTTGATAATGTAGGAATTATTCAATATTCGGAAACCGTGACAACTACCGATGATGCAACTGAATACACAAGGGGAACCGACTACACAATGGACTATGCAGCCGGTACTATCACGGTGGATTCAACCGGTTCGATGTCCGATGGCACAAGTTATGAGATTGACTACCTATATCGTTCAACTGGTTCTCCAAGTATTTTCTGCCTGGAATATGATTCGTCTGCCGCCCAATATGTAGTTAGGATGGACCCGGTTCCTGATGGCACAAAAATAGTATCTCTTTTATATCCTGCCATGCCGAGCAACCTGTCAAGTTCTGCCGAACCCATCTGGGATAAGCTGGAATTTGCGTTGGAGCAGGGCGGTATTTATTTCGGTTCACTTGAATTGATTGACGATGCACAGAAAAGAAAAGAATTAAAAATGGAATATGAATCGGCAATTCAGGCTTTAATTCAAATGGATCTGGAACTTATACCTAAAAGAGACAGAATCAGGCTGGTTTTAAGACGGTCTGATTATACAGATACGACTGATTGGATGAGCTAATAATGCCCAAAAGACATTACGGACATTGTTTTCATGGAGTTAATTATGCAAGTCCTCCCTATGAGCTTCTCAGGACAGAACTTGCCGATGCTTCAAACATTGTGCCGACAGAACACGGCTTGCCTACCAAGCGAGGCGGCACCGTAAAGCTGAACAATACTTCTCTTGCATCCAGAGTTACTTCCTTTTTTGAACACAGGACAGGTTCGACCAGAAATCAGCTTTGCAGTTACAGCACCAAAATTGCAGAATACGATAATAGTTCAAGGGAATTTACCGATGTCATAACTGGTTTGACTTCTAATTGCATGACCCAATGGGTAAACTTTGCTGGAAAAGCCATTTGCGTTAATGGCGGCAATGATGCTCCCCAGTATTATACGGATTCTTCTACTAATGGCGCATTGGCCGGAACTCCCCCCACAGGAAAAACTATTGCGGAATGGGCAAACAGGCTGTGGTTTGGCGGTGACACGACTAACCTTGCCACAATCACAGGTAGTTGCGTAAACGATCCTACCGATTGGGAAACTGCCGGTGATGCCGGTTATGTTGCCCAGATAGTGGGCGACAGCAAAGACCCGATTACAGGCATATTCCCGTTCTTCGATGTTCTGCTAATAGGTAAAAGCAATAACATATACAGATGCTTTTCAACCGCTGATACTCCAACAGTAGCATCAACACTTAGTATCAGGCCACTTTATTCCAAGCAAAACGAGAACGCCGGATTTACTTCTCCCTGGGCAATCACACAGGTCGGAAACGATGTAATATTTCTTGACGGATACGACATAAAATCCTTGAGGGCAACAGAGAGTTTCGGTGATGTCGAATATTCCTCTATCATACCACATTTCAGGAACTACCTGAAAGATACGGTTGATAAGGATTACTTACAATATGCCCAATTTTTTCATTATAAAAAAGAGCAACAGGTCTGGGTATCAATTCCTACAGGTTCAGCCACCCATTTTGTATTTGTACTCGATTACAAGTTTTTAAAAGATACTGGCAGATATTCATTCTATCCAATGGCAGATTTAACCGTAAGCTGTTTTGGCGGTGTCGAGGACGGCAATGTTACCAATATTCATTACGGTGATGAGACAGGTTATGTCTATCAAATGGATTGTGCCGGAAACAATGATTCGGGTTCTGCAATTACAGCTTATTTCACTACTTTAATTCACGGCAACAGCTTAAATGAAGGCATTTTGGAGAAACACGAAATAAGAAAGCAATTTCAATATTCTGATTCTTACATTGAACCTGTTAATGATACCTTAACGATGACACCTTACTATGCAATAGATTTGATGAATAGTGAGCAAATACGAACTGCCGAAAATTATACTGCTATGGATGCCGAAACGGTTTCGAGCTGGTCTGGAACAGGAGTTAAGAATAAGAGAAACAGGTTTTGGGGATTAAGCGGAAAGACCCTTGCACTTAAATGGTATCATAGCACATTGGCAGAAAACTTTATTTTCTACCCCAGTATAATAGATTACCAATGGAAATCAAAAACAACAATATCATAACACACTGGAAGACAGAAAACAGGGGCAAATACGCCTATCTATACAGCCCTACCCTAGATGAAAGAAAAAAGATTGAAGACTTTAAAACCAAGAGGCAGATTTACAGGGAATTGAAATTAATGGAAAGGAATCTGTCAAGGGTTTACAAGGGATGTATTACCAATACCAAGATAACTAATGTTCATATAATAAGGTTTTTAACAAAATTAGGTTATAGACCATATGGATTTGACATATTAAGAAATAATTTATGGTTTGCAAAGAACTTTGGGAGCAATGAAACATGAGAGTTTTTAAATCGTTTGTAATTAACATGGAAACTTTGGAAATAGAACAGGAAGTATTTTATGAATACAACGGTTCTATTGCTTTGTGCTGCGGCCCCGGTGATGGAGATGTCGCTGGTGGTATAGATGCAATGGTTGAGGCCGGTTTGCCCGGGACTCCGGGTTTTGAACCTGGGCCTAATCTTGCAGGTGTGGGAAGTATCGGCGGGCCTAGTTCATGGGAAACAACCTACGGTAATTTAGCAGATGAATCTAATATCACTAGCCAAATGACCGGAAGTATTTTTACAATACTGATGGGCAGCATATTCAGCACTAGTGGAAATATTCTTGATACGGCAAATGCAAAAAATACTGCTGGATTAATGGCCCGATATATTGCGAATAGAATGTCAGGAGATCCGAGCTTGGATGTTCAGGATGTTATTGCTGATGCGTTTAATCAATATGGTAGAGATCTTGATATTGATGATGAAACGATTGCCGCACTGACAAATAAGATAGG